GTCAAGCCTTGTTTCGTGTTAGCAAAACGACACCAGAACTTGGAAGCCATCGAGAGATTACCGATCTTGAATTGCATGAAATCACGCTATGCAAGAAAGGTATCAACCCCGAATCAACCTACACAATACTGAAAATGGAAGATGATAATATGAGCAACACCGAAGTTTTGAACGAAATTAAGGCTGGACTGAGCGAAGTTCTCAAAGAACTGAGCGAGAAAGAAGAAAAGAACACCACTTGTAGTGTGTGCAAAGAGGACGATTGTTCGGGCTGCACCAGCAAATCCTACGAGGAAGAGGCGGCTCTTGACTACATCACGACTCTTGAGAAGTTTGCTCACGAATCGGGTGTGGACTTGAACGGCCTTCGTGATCACTTCGGTTTGGAGAAGGCTTACCTTCTCGAACAGGGTCGTGGCGGCTACTCTCACCGTGGACAAGGTGATGAAGTCGGTTCTGGCGAGGATGCCTCCGAGCCAGCCTATCCCTCCCTCCCCTCTCCAAGCGGCAACCAAAACGTCATCAAAGCCCCAAGCGTCCCAAGCATGAGCATGAACGCACCAAAGGGCAACCAAAACATCGTGAAGTCCTTGACTCCTGAGATGTTGGAGAAGGGCTACCGAACCTACGCTGCCCTTCGTGATGAAGAAGCGGTCAAGGGACTGGTTGAGAAGGAATGGCAAGAGCGATACCAGGCCGAAACCGCCCACGCTCTCGAAGTTCGCAAGCAAAACGACGTGGGAGTTCAATTGAACGCCCTTCGTGAAGAGATTGCTATGCTCAAGTCCGAGAACGCATCCCTACAAAAGAGCGAAGTTGCCCCCACCGCCCCCACCCCCGCCCATCGGGTGCCAACGCATGACGAGTTCGCCCAGATGGGCAACGACCTTGACGGTTGGCGAGCAGCAGAAGCACTTGCTCAACGTGCATTGCGAGGCGAATGAACATTCAAAAGGAGATGATGAAAAATGACGCAAGGTTATATCCGCACAATTGAAGATATGGAACGCCTGTATTACGGTGCAGGTGCAGGAACGAATGCTTGGGCTTACTCAGGAACCGATCTGCTCAAGGCAGACAGTCCCTTGATGTCCTCCACGGCTGGAACCTACCAAGCGATTTTTGGTCGCAAAGTTTGGTCGCAACTCAACCAAGAGTTCAACGCCTTCTCCATTCTCCCCAAGAAGCCTTGGGAGAAGTCGGGATGGCGTGTCGTCACGGGCAAGCCCGATGATGCCGTCGGCCTTCCTGAGAACGGGACGCTTCCAGACTCCACCAAGCCAACCTTCGAAGAGGTTTCCACGAAACCCAAGACGGTTGCCTCCAAGTTCGACCTCTCCGAAACGGCCATGTTCCTCTCGGACAAGGACGACGGATTGGGCGATGCAAGGGCAGTTATCAAAATGGAAATGTCCAAGTCCCACGCTGAGAGCATCAACAAAATGCTCTTGCGTGATGTGAACACGGCTGCTGGAAACACCTTTGAATCCATTGATCGTGCTTTGTCCTCGTCCAAGATTGAACTTGCTTCTTTCACAGACATTGATGCGCTGGACCGACACAACATGTATTCCATCACCCGAAACACAGGTGCAGGAACACGTGCTTGGTTCGATGCCAACGTTTCGGCTGGAACTGGTGGTGCTGAACGCCCACTTACCCTCAACACCCTTGACGGAATGTTCCGTGAAGTCTGGGAACGTGGTGGTCAGCCGAAGGTTATCCTCACAGGATATGATACCATCGAGAAAATCCAACAACTCTTGCAGCCTCAGCAGCGATTCACCGAGATGAAGCGTGTTTCGCCATCCGTGAACGGTGTTCAGGGCATTCCTGGCATGGAAGGTGGCTTCGTTGTCGCAACCTACAACGGCGTTCCAATCATCCCCGCAAAGGACGTTCACGCACCTGCTGGTGGCCTCAGCCGCATTTACATGCTCGACACCGACTACATGTATTTCTGCACCGCCAAGCCAACTCTTTACCATGAGTCGGGCATTGAAACGGGCGATCCATTCGGCATCAACCGTCTGGGACAGGTCGGCCTCTTCCACACGATGGGCGAACTTTGGCAACTCTTCTATGGCGCACACGGCAAAATCCGTGATTTGAGCGCATGAGGATAAAAAAAACATGGAGATGATGAAAAATGGCAAACGTAAATCTAACCGAAGCAAGTTGCACCGTTGTTGCAGACCACCCGATCTGGGCAGGTGTGCAAGACCAATCGAACACCGCATGGCTACAAGCCCCCATTGGCTCAAACGCAGCCATTGGCGCAACCGCCATGATGATTGTTGATTTGACCCTTGACCAAGGAGAACTCGCAACCACCTTTGACCTCACGGACACAGGCATTACGGGAGTTTCTGGTGCTGCGGTTCTTTCAATTCTTGGACTCACCAACCTCACGGCTGGCGCACGACCCCCTGCATCTGCAACCATCTCAGGCGCAACCATCACCTTTACGGGTGGCGGTTCGGCTGGTGTTGGCGATGGCGACGTTGTTCGAGCAACCCTGCTATACCGTTGAGGTGTTCCCTGATGGGAATTAAGGTGCAATACGTGGGTTCACGTTCATACACCGAGTTTCGTCTTGGAAACAAAGTCGTTGGCTTCGGTCATGGCGAGATTCAAGAGATGGAAGGCGCAGCGATTCCTGTTTTCCGTTCACTTGTTGATAGCGGTTCAACCATGTGGAGGATCGTTGAGGATAAAACCTCACAAACGACGGCCATGAAAGAAGCCATTGAGCCTACGGTTGAAGAAACCGTAGTCGAAGAGGAAGAATCCACCGACGTTGATTACGAGTCTATGACAAGAGCAGAACTCATGTCCTTGGCAAAGGAACGTGGACACACCACCAAGAACACCATGAAGAAAGCGGATCTGGTTGAACTTCTGTCGGCATAGGTAGGTGTCCGACATGACCAATCAAGAGCAAGCAATTGACGATGGCGACTTCTATTTGAGCCGTTGCCGTGTCAATCGCCATGTTGTTTCAATCGTGGCTGGTGAAACCGCTACTGTCCGTCTAAACGGCAAAATCTCAAAGGTTATCATTGATGCCACCGATGCCGCTTATTTGATTGGTTCGGGCAACATTGGTCGGTTTCAACTCTTCATGGACGTTGAGGATGGCGACGGTAGCGAATTGCCTTATTGCGACCAAATCACAGGCTTGAATTATTCAGGATCGGGGTCGAATCAAGTTATCGCCCTTGAGGTTTCTCAGGGTGCAAACCAAGG